TGTTCGATGTTTACCTTTATTATTAGTTTTATTTCTTCGTTGATAATAAAATTCTGGTCGAGTTTTCGAGTAGTAATGAAGAGGTTTATCTAATTCATAATCTTGGTCAATTAAAATTTGAGCGTGACGTTTTGCGTGTTTCCAATCATTTTTTCTCCGTTCGGCTCTAAGCGCAGGTGTTAGACTAATTTCTTCATTGTTCTCATAAATCATCTTCTAATTGTCCTTTCATTGAATCAAGTTTTCTTTGGTCAGAAATAGACCAATTTTCTGAAGGTTCCCATCCTCTTGCGCCACTACGATTTTTATTATTGGTTTTAGCGGAACACATTGGGCAGGAACAATGAATTTTATTATCCGCATATTGGTGTAAATTATTATACCATAAACCCCATCCATGATCAGCAGTTCTATCTCGATCTATATGGTATTTACGAAGTGCTTTAGACCAACTTTTAGAACGATGGTATGCTCTGTCGTGAATTGCCATATACAACAACTCCTTATTTTAATAAAAAAGCTAACGATTTTGATAACGCAGACCGTTTGCAACTCATACTGCGTGGATGAAAGTGATTTAAAAGTCATTTTAATCAAATTTTTTCCCATTTAAAGCCACCGGCTGTTTTTTTTTTCCATTACAAACCTGTCCTATATGTTGTTTTGCAATTCCAGTTAAATCTTGAGCTTGTTGCATAGAAAAAAAGTAATTTATTGGCTTATTTTCTAAAGTTAATTGAATAACTCCGCAAGCTTGTGATAATTGTCCTCTTAATAACCTTTCTTTTTTAGAAACTTGATGTATTAATAAAACTTTATTAACTGTTGCAGGAGAACATTTTAATAAATCAGCAATTTGTATTTGGCTATAGTTTTTTTGCCATAATTTCCAAATAGCTTCATAATCTATATATACTTTTCCATCGCCGCCGATTGTAGCATTATATCCATTTTTAAATGAGCCAAAATATTCTATCCAAAATTTTTCTCGCTCATTTAATAATTCTATTTCTGTTACTTCTTCTATTGCTTCTATAGAAAAATTTTCTACTCCATATTTATTAAAAGCGGCATATAGTGGACGATTTTTTATTTTTTCTCTTTTAGAATCTAATATATGCTCTTTCCAACGTTTTTCAATCGTTTCAGTAGTTTTTCCAATATATATTTTTCCATTAATATTGTTTATAATTTTATAAATGTATGGCATAATTAAATACCTCCTATTTTATTGATGCACTACCAACCAGATTCGAACTGGTATTATATGCGTGAGAGGCATATATCCTAAACCATTAGACGATGGTAGCATATGGAAGCACCGGCGGGACTTGAACCCAGCATCACTGGCTTGTGGTGCGAGACGGCAGAGTTGAACTGCACTTTACCCTATCTCACAAAGGCCAACGTGCTTACCTTTGCACTACGGTGCCATATTGCGGCGCTCTGGTGGCCGCGTCCCTCATCCTTGAAACTACAAGAAACTAAGGATGACAGAAGTTTCGTACAATGGTATACCACGATTCGATTATGGCGATTACCCCCGAGAGTTATTCTACAGGCACTTCCTCCCGAATCAATAAAGCCCACAAAGTATTCTGGCCGTGGAACGCCAGTCCTTAGCCCTGTCTCCGCAGGACTATACTTAGGCTATCTACGAAGTCTCAATCATTCCCGCCACTCGCGTCCTCGATAACCCTAGCCCAGTCAACACTGGGTCATTTTACGACTTTCTGCATCCAGTAGTCGCTACTGCTTGAAATGAATAGCGTATGCATCCACTATTTTAACGGCATCATTCATACCGTATGCTTGGCTAATAACCTTTTAACGTTGCATAATTTCGTTTGCAGATTAACCACGCTGCAACTCATGTTCCCTCTTAGCTTGAATACTCTTCACGCCACCTGCGGTACTGACTATTCAATTACTAGCATCACGACATAGACGTTTGGGATAAGATGCCACGTCCGTCCGTTTTGTTAACCCAGACCGCACGGCTCCTTTACTGGGTCGGCATTAGTATCTTTTCAACTACGTTTCCGATAGCCTACACTTTGTGACGGGTGAGGGAACGTTGCTACCCTCTTCTCCTGTTAACGCGCGATCAGGTAAGGAACGGATATCTCCTACCAGCCCGTTTTTCGGCCAAATACCATTTCATAGAATGGACTCACTTATTTAAACTCGGTCTCTCCGAGCATCCATCAACCAGAAGCGGCCTTGTAATGGATATGCCTACCGATTCGACCTTTTGTACTTTAAGGGCGAATCCCGCTACCTTCCATAATGACGGCTATTTAATTGGTTTTTCCTATTTATATTGCGCCGATAAGACCATTTGGAGTTGCCAATATTCTCTCCTTTTGCGCAAGTGAGTTCTATTCTAGCGCGGGTACCCACGAAGCCGCCGCTCATTAACGGAGAGTCCGCCGCCTTATTTTACTAAGGAAGAAATTTGTGCGTTAACCCACTCGCACCACTGTCGGATGTGTTTTTGCATGCCAGGTTCCCTCTATCCTATCACAGGAAGGACTTCAAACTCAACTGTTGGTCGCTCAACCTAGAATCGAACTAGGAGTCGTCCCGGTATGAACGGGAAATTTTAGCCAATTAAACTATTGAGCGATTATATGTCTATCCAATCTTCATTGGAAATCATTTTAATATCTTTTACTCGATAAGGTAAATTATAATTTTTACACCACTTTCTAATGGCATTATCTGTTACATTATATAATTTACCTATTTGAACAAAACTAGTAGTTCTAATAAGATTTTTTAATTCTTCACGAGTTACTGGTAATTTTATTTGATTTTCTTTAATTCTAAAAATAAAATTACATTTATTACATCTTGATGCATTTTTTGAAATAATTTTTCCACAATCAATACAACAATTTTTATGCACGCCAGTATAAATACTCTGGTGTAGTGGATAGGTATAATTAGGATTAAACCAAGTTCTACCTACATTTATATCTCTTATCGTATCTTTCCCTGATACTCCATATTTTTCACCCAAATCTATATGAGAAATTTTACCTTCTTTGTCATTGATTAAAATTTGTTGAATTTCTTGCACTTGTTCATACGTCAATTTTTGTGGAATAATATTAAAATTACCGCCGATAGTTTGATTGTATTCTGGGCTATAATATTTTATCCAATAAATTTCCTTTTCATTTAATTCGTGTATTGTGCATTCTTCAATTATTTCAAAAGTAAAATTTTCTAACCCATATTTTCTAAATGCACTATACAATGGATAATTCCATTTATCACTATTATAAGTACATTTTTTATGATTTTTCCATCTATTTTCAATATTATGACTTTGACCAATATAACAATGATTATTTGTAATATTAGTAATTTTATAAATACCACATGACATATTATCACTCCCTAAAATAATAATAATAATAATAATAAAGGCTGGATGTTAGGGCATCCTTAAATCCCGTATAGGTAGCTAGCCTTCCGTTTCCCCTTTGGTAGCGGGTGTGAGTAACGCTCTCACTCCTAGTGCCTATGAAACACTCGACTTAACTTTTTGTCCTACCCGCATTATCAAATGTCCTTTTCCCAAATCAATGGCGGATAAGGACGACCGAAGTCTCGACTTTGTGGTTTTCTGCGAATTAACCCACCGTACAGACCACCCTGGCTCTTGGGACTGACGACATCTTTATTTCCTTTTTATTGAAGGAGGAGTGAGGAGTCAATTTATACAATCTCTCCAAACAATCTATAGACTATATTTTACTACCACTCTATAGATGGGTAGCAAAAGTAAGAAGAAAATTAGATTTTCTGTGCACAGTCTATCAAATTTTCTTTCCTTACCTTACATAAATATTATAACAAAATTTTTAGAAAAAGTCAAATAGAAAAATCTTTAAAATCTTCATACTTTATCTTCACAATTACTCTTTCACCACGTCTATTACGTAGCTCTACTTCTGGCCTGCAAACAAGACCTTCCATTTTGCAACGACCTTCCGCAACTTGAGAATCGGGATGAGTACGTACATAGACAATTGCACGGTCAAGAGAACCAATACCAATGGTAGGAACTACCTTAACTCCAAAAGCCTTAGCTGTAATCTCTACCCAATCACGAGTTTGGTAATTCTCACCAACAAGAACGTCAAAAAGAATAAAATTTACACCATCAGGAATGTAGGCAGAACCAATTTTTTGAATTTTACGGCCATATCCTTCGCCAAAAAGAATTACTTCTTTTTCACCAAACATTTGCTCAAAAATTTGAGCATTAGTTTCGCCACCAAAAAGTTCGTTTAGCTTAGTTACGAGTTCCGCAGGGATCGCAGCATTGTCAGTACGACCGCCAAAAGTAACAGTATGTCCGTCCCAATAAATCCGAATATTAGTTCCATCTATTTTCTCCGTCCAAATCCAATTATTATATTGAAGAAATTCTATAGTAGGATCACGAAATTGACCAAAATTTAATTTCTTTGAGCCTCCCATATCCCGAGTAAAAATAGTTTCAATTTTTTCGTATTTTCTCATTTTACCAAATTACAGTCCCTTCATTTTGTTTTAAAATTTCATATTGCTTCTTACTAATCCAACGAATAATGGGAGTTCTTTTTTCTTCATAATGCTGATTAAAATCTACAGTTTCATAATGTAAAGTTCCAATGAGAACTTCAACAACTATGATAGGATTTTCAGCTTCTGAGAAATCATGAATGACCTGTTCATCTAGCACAGCCCAATCTTTAATATCACGATAAATAGGACGATAATTTTTCATAATTACTCC